TTTTTAAAAACATGCTCATACCGAGAAGTGGCTATCTGGTTATCAGCGAAAACAAAAAGATACATTTCATATGTCGGACTTAGAAAACGAGTTACCAGAGATACAGCTTCCAAAGCCGAAGAAGAAAGTAAAAACAAAAGCCAAGCAGTCGGCTAAACAAGCGTTAGCCAGAACAAGAAAGAAAGTTGCACAAGCAGAACAAACTCTACGTTCAGCTAAGACACATGCAAAAAATGTCAAAGAGAAGTTGTTAACCATTGACAAAGTATTAGATGGTAAAGAACAACAACTCATAACCCAAGATGTAATAGACGATGTTCCAGAAAATATACAGGAGCATTTAGCTAATCAAAACATAATCTTTAAACCTAACAAAGGTCCACAAAGAGATTTTTTAGCTGCATCAGAAAGGGAAGTTTTTTACGGTGGTGCTAGAGGTGGTGGTAAATCATATGCCATGCTTATTGATCCTCTGAGATACTGTCATAAAGAAAATCACAGATGTCTGTTACTTCGTAGAACTATGCCAGAGTTAAGAGATTTGATTAATCATTCTCAACGATTATACTCAAGAGCATACCCAGGAGCAAAATGGAGAGAACAAGAAAAAGAATGGAGATTCCCATCAGGAGCAAAAATAGAGTTTGGTTATGCAGAGAACATGACAGACGTATTACGTTACCAAGGGCAATCTTACACATGGATAGGAATAGACGAACTTCCACAATATCCTTCGCCAGATATTTATAATTTTCTAAGATCGTCACTTAGATCAGTTGATCCTACGATACCAGTATATATGCGGGCTACAGGTAACCCAGGTAATGTTGGATCACAGTGGGTTAAAGAGATGTTTGTGGATCCTATAGATCCCAATACAGCTTTTAACATAGAGATTTCTACACCCACAGGAACAAAGTATATAACAAGAAGATTTATACCAGCAAAGTTACAAGACAATCCGTACCTTATGCAAACTGATGATTACTACGCAATGCTATCATCATTACCAGAAGTACAGAGAAAACAATTTTTAAATGGAGACTGGGATGCATTCTCTAATGCAGCATTCTCTGAATTTGATAGAGAGATACATGTTGTTGAACCATTTGAAATACCTAAAGGCTGGCAGCGATTTCGTGCTGCGGATTGGGGCTATAGTTCTCCTGCCTGTTGTTTATGGTTTGCTATTGATTATGATAATAATCTATGGGTTTATCGAGAGTTGTATACCCAAAAGATTACTGCAGATATTTTCGCAAAGAAAGTCTTAGACCTAGAGAGCGGAGAATATATGCGTTACGGGGTCTTAGATGCTAGTACATGGGCAAAGAGAGGAGATGTGGGTCCAAGCATAGCAGAGACAATGATTCAAGCTGGATGCCGTTGGAGACCTTCTGACAGAACAGGAAGAAGTAGAATCAGTGGAAAGCTAGAGATTCACAAAAGATTAAAGATAGTAAACGAAAAAACTAAAGAACCAGGTATTCGTATATTTTCTAATTGTAGAAATTTGTTAAGAACATTTCCTACACTACCATTAGATGATAGTAACCCTGAAGATATTAATACACACGTAGAAGATCACGCATATGATGCACTAAGATACGGATGTATGAGTAGACCGATGCATACGAGTTACGCTAATAAATTATATAACAATAATAATAGAACGACTAACTTTATCCCCTCAGATAAAATATTTGGATATTAACAAAGGGGATACATGAAAAAAAAGAAGCTGCCTATTATAGATAAAAAGAATTTTCCTTATCAACTAGCAATGGTGTATTGGGAAGATATCGTTGGAGACGCTGGCTGGGCTGAGATACCAGATATTAAAAATTCAAGTACAGCAGTATGTTGTAGCTTTGGATGGATAGTAGTTCAAAACGATAAGAAGACTGTTGTCATGGCAGATTTTATATTTGAAGATAATGGCAAAGTAAAGACAGGCGGTGGGTATACCACTATCCCAACACAAAACGTTTTAGAAATTAAAAAGATAAAAACATAGGAACAACATGGAAATGAAATTTGACCCAAGAGCTAAAGTTAAGCAAGGTGATCTAAGTACAAGTCCTGAAGGCAAGCAACCGAATCAAGCACCTGGAGATTTATTAATATCTCCTGGCAAAGAGGATGTGCTAGCTAATACTGGAGATGGTAAATTTGGATATCATGAACCTAAGAAATTCAAAAGCCAATTAGATGCTAATTTGTTTACAATGGCAGACGAAAGAGATTACTAATGATTGAAAAAAAATTAAGTATAGGTATGGAAAAATACACAAACGAAATAAAAACACGTGTTAAAAAAGTCTATAATAATTTATTCAATACTAATAAAGATAAAAAATATGGAGAGACTGATTTACTTAAAGGCGGTAATCAGTATTATCCACCAAAACCTTAACAGGAGAATAACATGACAATAATGGAAAGATACGAACACGGTGAACTTTCACCAGATGTTGCTAAAGTTAAGAATGAAAAGCTTGCTATAGATCCAAATGCTAAAATTAAGCAGGGTTCAGTAGCTGGAGATAGCAACGATAAGCCAGGTAAAAAAGATAAAGTAAATCCAGCTATTTTTAAGATGGCTGAACAGAGGGATTATTAATATGCCAATGGTAGGAAAAAAAAAGTTTTCATACAGCAAAGCTGGAATGAAAAAAGCTAAAGTAGTAGCAAAGAAAAAAGGTGTTAAAGTTAAAAATAAAAAATCATATTAGTAATGGAAGATAAACCTAATACAGAGGAAGTTAATCCTTTAGTAGGTCATGTACGTTCTTTGTTTCAAGAAGCTGAAACATCAAAGTCATATGACGAGAAACGATGGCTAAAGGCTTATAGAAACTATCGAGGTTTATATGGACCTGAAATGGCTTTCCGTGATAATGAGAAATCAAAAGTTTTTGTAAAGATTACAAAGACAAAAGTACTTGCGGCATTTGGTCAGATTATTGAAGTTTTATTTTCTCAAGGTAAATTTCCTTTAGGTATAACTCCAACATCAGTACCAGAGAATGTGGATACCTATGCCCATTTAAATCCTAATAAGAAACCTAAATCTGAAGATGAATCAGATTCAATAAATCCTGATGAAGAAATAAAAGAAATTGTACAAAGTGTATATGGTTATAATGGAGATGGTGGATCTTTAAAACCTGGTGCAACAGCAACTGATTTATTAAAAACACTTGCACAAGATTACGAAAACTTAGGTTTTGATAAAGGTCCTTCACCACAAGGTACTCCACAAATTGAGCCTGCTAGGTTAGCTGCAGAGCAAATGCAAAAAGTATTGCATGATCAATTAGAAGAAAGTCAAGCTATCACCATTTTAAGACATGTATTTTTTGAAATGTCTTTACTTGGTACAGGAATTTTAAAAGGTCCATTTACTGATTCTAAAACTTACCATAGTTATAATACAATGGAAGATGAGGATGGTAATAAATCTAGTGTATATGTTGCAAAGTCAAAACCAGTACCTTCAATAGAAGCAGTATCATGTTGGGATTTTTATCCAGATCCAAATGCAACAAATATAAATGATTGTGAATATGTAATACAAAGACACTCATATAATAAACAACAGCTTGAAGGTCTAATTGACAAGCCTATGTTTAGAGAAAAACAAATTAGAACATGTTTAGAACAAGGACCTAACTACCAAACAAGAAGTTATGAATCTTCACTGTATGATAGAGAGAATGTAACAAACATTTATAAAAACAGATTTGAAATATTAGAATATTGGGGAACTGTTGATAAAGAAACAGCAGATGAATGTGGATTGGTATATGAAACAGAATCTGACATAATACATGTTAACATATGGCTATGTGGTAATCATGTAATTAGAATGGTTGAGAATCCATTTACGCCAGTAAGGTTACCTTATTTAGTATGCCCTTATGAATTAAATCCTTATCAATTTTTTGGAGTAGGTATTCCAGAAAATATGGATGACTCACAACAAGTTATGAATGGTCATGCAAGAATGGCAATTGATAACTTAGCACTAGCTGGTAATTTAGTATTTGATGTTGATGAAACTATGCTAGTACCAGGTCAAGATATGAAAGTATTTCCTGGTAAAATATTTAGAAGACAAAGTGGTCAAACAGGTCAGGCAATACATGGAGTTAAATTTCCAAATACAGCAAGTGAAAACTTAATGATGTTTGATAAATTTAGACAACTAGCTGATGAGTCAACTGGTATTCCTTCATACTCTCATGGAGCAACAGGAGTACAATCAACTACAAGAACAGCAGCAGGTATGTCAATGCTTATGGGTGCTGCAGCTTTAAGTATTAAAACAGTAATTAAAAATATTGACGATTATTTATTAAAACCCCTAGGAGAATCATTG